TTCGTTTGTATATGCTCATATTTAATAGTGGAAAAATGAGTTCACTTTATTACTAATATAATTTACTCAGAAGATAGACCTTGAGCATAAGTGAGAATCACAAGTATCCTAAGCTCAATGATTTCTCAAAGAGTTGGACTCCCACTTGTTGCAATTTACTCGTCAGATGAGCCTCTCGCAATTGTGTCCTGATGTCATCAGTAGTGTGCATCAGTCTGGTATCTATCTTTAGAAGGACTACCCCTCCTGACTATCTTATGGCTTATACCTTAATCATACCATTGAGCTTTGATAGTCATCCCACAGTAGCTCATACATCAATCACGCTGTTGTTAATCTCTTCCGACCATGATTGACAAGACAAAGATGAGAAAGATTCTCAATAGTTGCCTCTCTACTTATTCACCCTCTTCCGTTAATCTTTGCCACAACAAATCCTATCCAGAAGATAGGGAATCCAACAGCAAGCATTCCAATACCTATCCATGTGAATTTATTCAGTGGTTTAGTCTGAAAGAATTTCACGAATGCAACGAATGCAATGACGTGAATAATGGCTATAATTAAATACAATTTAAGCAGTAGCATCTGTACCTCCTTTTTTCTTTTTAGTTCTTTTTATTGTCTTCTTTGGTGTCTCTACTGAAGTCTCTTTTGATTGTTGCTTGATGTCTTGCAATAGCTTTGTTTCAATGTCATTCACAATCTTCTCCAGACATGGTGGACATGAAGTGCCTGTCTTACCATCATTGATCCCAAGCACATCTTTTCTGAGTTGATATATCTTGGCCATGTCACCCGGCACAAGTCTATTCCTTTTCTTCAATTCAGCAATGTACTGAAGAGTTTCTTCTTGAAGTGATTTCTGACTGATCTCTGGCCATTTGTTTGCTGGACATTTGCTCACTGCATAGACAGCCTTGTGTTCAACAGGACAGCCACATGGCTTGAATAGAATGCCATTCAATTCAACAGCTGTCTTGAATGGATTGATTGCATCAGTTGGCACTCCACAAGTACCCCACTTGTCCGAATATATCGGACAGCTCTTGCATGTGTCAATGCGTTTGTTGTATTCTTCTCTTGTCATCTTGTAATTGATTTTCTGAGTATTTTCTTGGCGTTTTTAATTGTTTGATATAAGTATGGTTTTGGTATTCCTGTCTCCTTTGAAAGCTGTCCATAACTGAATCCATCCAATGCATAAAGAAAAAGAAGCTCTCTCTCAAAGAATGGAAGACGTGAGATGTAGATATCAAGTTGCTCCTTGCCAATTCTCTGAGCTATGACTGAAGACAAGTCATCAGGTATGTCACCATTCAGCTCAACAGCCATCCTTGAGAATTTCATGAATGAATAATTGAATGAGCTGTTTGATGAGTAAGCTGCAAGTCTCAAAGCACTTGTGACATATGCATGAATCTTTCCTCTTTGAATGATGTCTTCCAACTTGTCCTGATCTGCTTCTATTATTTTCATCAATGTGTCATGCAGTAAATCATCAGCTAAGTCTTTATGAGCTGGCAAGAGCTCATGGCAAAGCTTCTGCCATTCCTTATAGTGCTTTTCAATTTCAATGTTGAAGGTATTCATCAATGAGTTGTTTTGCTGAGTCAAATCCCTTGCATATCTCTGACCTATATCCCCTCGAATTAAGTTGCTCCTTCCACCACTTTTGTTCTTTGCTTGCCACTCCCTTGTCTGTCTTCATCTCAATGAACAGGCCCTTGTATTCCTTTGAAGATTCCAGAATCATCAGATCAGGGAATCCCCTCACATAACCTGTCCTCTTCATCATGATAGCTTGCTTCATGGATGTCCTCACTCCACCAGCAGAAGCACAGTGGAGAGCATGCGGATATTGATGCCTCAAGTATGTGACAACTGCCTCTTGTATTCTACTTTCCTCGTGCTTCATTGTAGATGACTACTGAATAATCTTTGGTGAATATGCCAACTACCTGACTGTTGATTTTTACCAACCATAAAGCTCCTCCTTCATCAAAGAGGTTCTTTCCTTCCACATTGAAGACCTCTGCTGTGACTGGATGAATGAATTGAAATGTTTTCATGCAGTAAAAATAGTTTATTGAATTTCAACTGATTCACTTTTGATAACTATCTTTTCAACACATGAAATCAACAGCTATATTTGTGCAGTCATGTTAGTTGTCAAACAACGGTTTGATTTAGATTGCAGAGAGAGTCAGCTACTACCAGCTGGCTCTTTTTGTTTCCTCATTTTTTTATACCCGATAAGGTATATTGAAGTATGATTTCTCAGTCATTATACCCTTATGGGTATGCATAGTGAATGAATTATCACACTTTCAAGGAGTACGAATGCACTGTGTTCGTAATGTTCACAACAACTTAAATGAATGCATACTTGTTGTAATTTGGAACAAGGTCAAAGTAAGCTCTCATCATAATGGCATCAGCGAAGTCAGGAGAGAGTCCTCCTGTTCTTTGTGATATTGTCTCTTTGCTTGTCACCTTCAACTTTCCATCTGCATCTGGATTGACTCTCCTGATCAGCTCAAGCTCCTTCACAATATCTTCTTGATATCTGATAGGAAGAATGATTTGATTCTTGTCTATGAGCTCTCCCAATTTGAAGTAACAGTCTGCCTTCAAATTCTGATATTGACTACCTCTCACAGCTTTGCTTCCATTCTGGAATCCTCTGCATCGTAAAGCATCAACCAATCCTCCCCCTACCCCATCCTCATCCACAAGCACATTGGACAACTTGATGTTGTATTGTGACATCAATCTCTGCACCTCTCTCTTTGTCTCATCTATTCGCTTCTGAGACAGAACAACAATATCAATGCAGTTGAATCCATTCCACACACAAAGCACTGTTCTGTCCTTTCCCAAGCGAGCAATATCACCAGTGAGATACATTTCTTTCCCTTGTTCAGTTACTTCCCTGAAGCATCTCATGAGTTCCTCATATTGATACAATCTATCTGCTGAGTTATCATATTCCCAATCCCCCTCAAGCAGTCTCTTTCTGTCTACTTCAGGCAGTCTTGTTAAGCTGGTCACATAAGATTCGGGCAGATATAAATTGTCACCGGGAAGAGCTTGAACAAAAGCTTTGTATTCGGGAAGAGATTCGTTTTTGTAGGGCAAATAGAATTGATTGTAAATCCAATTCTTTGATGGATTGCATGTGATGAGTCCCTTTGGTACCAGATTGAATTCATTCAGTTTGTAACGAACACGAGAGCTCACAATGTTGAAAGCTTTCTCACTGACCTCAGCAGCTTCATCAATGAGGAAGTCTGTGATCTCAAGACCTCCCAAGTCTGTCATGTATGGATCAGATGGATACAGGAATAAATCAGCAAGAATAATCTCACTGCCATTCATGAATTTGATGATGTGACTCTGCTGATTGTAGGTGAATTCCTTACCAGCAACAAGACCAATCATATTGGCTACTTCAAGAAAAGTTGCAACAGTTGTCTTTTTTAATGTATCAAGCTTTGCTCTTCCAATGAGTCCTCTTGTACCGGGATATTTGAGTCTTCTCAGTATCTGCCATGTACAGCCAAGCATTGTCTTGCCTCCTCCAGCAGCTCCTCCATACAACACATAATTCACAGAGCTGTCATTGGATAGGTATTGAAGCGCTTCAGCTTGTCTTGGAAGTGGTTTGAAATGCCATTCTATTTGTCTCTCCATTGGACAAAATTAGGCACAACTTGGAATGAATCAACAGGCTTTCTGATTCTGTTCATATTGAGTTGCATTTCATAACATCCCAATGGCTTTGGTGGTCTCATTCTCTCGACATGGAATCCCATAAATCCTTCATCATATTCTTCTTTGTATGAAGCTGTTCTGATATGATGAATATACTTAGTATCAATTCTGAAGCCACCCATACCACTATGAATAACGTATTCAGCCATGTCCGCATGATGATAAAGTTCATGCACATGACCACTCCAGATGCAGTCAGCTCCCTCAATCATCACTTGCATTCTATTGTTTTGAATGACTCCCTTAGTCACCACTCCTCCTCCTCCTGAACCATGATAGTATTTGATTTTGAAAAGTGCTACTACCTTTCCTTTCATTACTCTATGAATCCACCATCCACCGTAACCACCAACAAGCACATTTGCTTTTGCTGCTCTATTCAATCCACTGACAAATCTCTCAATCACATCTGTCTCACAATTCTTCAGAATGCCTGTCTCATGATTACCATATCCAACAAATACAATGAGATGAGCATATGGAGCAAAGAATTCAATGGCAGTATCAACAACTGCATCAAGATAGTTTGCTTTATTATGCTCTGGAAGAATGTCATTCTTGCTTCTTCGTGGATCATATTTGCCTTGCATCATGCAGAAAGTGTCTCCATTCAGACCAATCATGATGTTCTCATTCAAACATTTGTCAAGATGATTCTTGAGGAGCTTTCTGTCGCAGTGTGGATTGTCCCAATGCAGATCAGACATAAGAGCAAATCTCTGTCCATTCTGACTTGTTGTGACTATGGTGTTTCTACCTTCTCTGTAGCTGGTCATTGATAATAATGTTGGTTTGTATTTCTTGCCAATGCTTTTTGAATTCATTGAATGGCACATCTATGATTATTGGATGTACTGATCCTTGCAAGAAGAGCTGAGTCTTTTTGCCTACATGATATTTGCCATTGCTCAAGAATTCCACATCTGCCTGAATAGCAACTGCTACTCTTCCATTGAAGCAGAATGGCACATCAGCTGCAAACAGCTCCTCATTGTCACCTATCTCTTCATTGAAGTTCCACTGCACTACAAAAGTGCTGACAAGCTCTGGCTGTAGTTCAGCGAGCTTTGCCATCTCATCCTTCTTCTCTTTGTTCTTGAATGGCCACATATTTAGTAAGTGGAATTTATTTTATTTTTGGATAGCATCAAAGATAGTCAGTTGATTAGTTCTGACATCTTCCATGTGCTGAATAACTTTGAATATCTCAAAAGCTACTTGTGGCACTATTGCATTCCCATAACCTTTTATACTTTCCTGCCTCCACTTTGAAAAGGTAATTCCGTCCAGTTCACTGGAAAGCCCATCATTTCCGCCACAAATCGGGGATTGAGATGGGAACGCGTTCCATACATTTCGTTGATATGACTGCCCAAATCGTTTCCTTTCCAATTCTCCGTTTTCCAATGCATATTCTTGTCCGATGTTCGAGGTGTTGGGAGCATTCCTTTGTCCATCATTCTTGTTAATGTCATGCTGTGCATTGATCCCTCCTTCACTTGTGTGCTCTTCATTGTTGCACTCGCATTGGTGCTGTCGAATGTTGTTGGTGTTGGTAGTAATGAACCAGATTCTATCTCTTCTGTGCGGTGCACCAACGGCACAAGCTGGCAGTAGTATCGGTTGTACTTCGTACCCTTGATTTTCCAAGTCAGCACACACCTCCTCGAATACCACTCCCCCGTTCCAATTAGTAAGTCCACGAACATTTTCGCCCACAACGTAGGTTGGCTTAATCTCTGAAATTGCTCGGAGCATATGCGGCCAGAGGTGTCGCTCGTCTTCTTTCCCAAGTCGCTTTCCTGCACTTGAATATGGTTGGCAAGGGAATCCACCGGTAAGGATGTCAATTGTTCCTCTGTGAATAGTGAAATCTGTCTTTGTGATGTCTTCATAACTTTTTGCATTTGGCCAATAATAGTTTAAAATTTGTCTTGGGAATGGCATCCATTCGCAGTGAAATACATTCTCCCATCCCATCCATTCAGCAGCTAAATCAAAACCACCAATACCTGAAAAAAGTGACCCATGTCTCATTGCATTAATTTTTTAAGATAGATACAAAGGTCTAAAGCTTCCTCATATGCATGCTGTAGCCATTGCTCTTTTGTTAAGTTCGCCTGGTCTACTGTGCCTCCATAAGTCTGCACTCCTTTCTCCTCTCTGCTTTTTAAGTCAGAGATAACTGCTTCCAATGTTTTACTCATCTTCCCCTCTTTTGATTTCTGCTATTCTGAATTTGTAGCTCAGTTCATCAGTGCCATTGATAAATGACAAGAGAATGGTCAGTTCACTGAGCAATGAATAGTTCAAGTCTCTTTTTGCAAAGCAGTCACTGAGGATGACTCCATCTCCAGTATCAACAATACTGCCTATTGACTTGCCTCTGACATCACTTGACCATTGCATTGAATGGCTGTACTTAATTGTGTACATATTTTCATGCACATCAATGATGTAGTCTACATCAATGAGACTATCATCTTTTGGAATAACTAAAAATTGTTTTTTCATATTTTTGAATCTAAAATTGATTTATACACATAGTCACCTACTTTTTGATTTACAGCAAATGCAAATCCTTCCTCATCAAATTGCCTTCTCTTCCTGTTCTCTCGCCACTCGTATTGAGTCACTTTCTCAGCCTTCTCCCTCCATGCTTTCCACTGCTCATCTGACCACATATCTTTTGTGTAGTAGCCCTTTTTGAATAGCTCTCGTGCATTGATAGCTCCAGTGATTTCAATGACTGTCCATTGCTTCTTTCGTGCTAATTCAACATGAGCTTCAAGAATCTGAAGAGGATCATATTCAGTCGGTGCTGGAGGAAGAGCTTCATACCTGATGGCTGAATTAATGTTCTTCCAATGCTTCTGTTTGTATTCCCGGTATGCAAGCAAGACATCACTCATGTACTGAATTGAGAATGAATTGAAGTGCTCCTTCCTTTCCCATTCTTTGCCAATGGCATTCCACTTAAAAGCTGTCAGCCATGCTTTGCTTCCAACCTCTCTGAATTCATCAGTCACCACATCAAAGAGAAGATT